GTTTTTATAACATTCACATTTTATAACATAAAACGGGTCTAGACCTCTGCGTGACTAACATAATTCGAGGTTGTAATTTAATTACACGCTCCACTAGACATATTGTAAAATTGAAAACACTTAAAAAGATTAAATAATCTAAAAAACTATGACTAAATATTTCAAAATATATACAATAAATTTGTAATAAAATAGGTGCCGACCAACTAAGGTAAGAACCGATTCTATCACGGACACGATATGAGATTCAATCTAACAATCGAAAATTTCTCTATCCCTTTCCTGCCAACTCAATGAATTGAGAACAGTTCCAGGAATCTTAACATCTGCCCAGTATTTTCGAAGCTTCTTTCGTAAAGCCTCGTAAAACACAGGACCTCGACCGTAGGCACAATTAAGTGACGCACGGGAGTTTTCAAGTCCAGATGAGATATAATCGACGTTATTTTGAGTCCAATTTAACATCTCATATATTGATTGTTCTGGTAATGGACCTAACCAGAAATTCGCACGACTAGGATGTTTCACAAAAGATCTTTTGAGGAATGTGATTTCGTGCAGTGATTCGAACTTTTTCGAAGAATTTCGACTTTGTTTGGAGGAGTCAGTGAAAATAACATTATGACAAGCCAAGGTTCTCTGGACAGTAAAGAAATCAAATTGATCCTTCACTTTGTCAGCAACATTGATCACTAAATCATCACCATAAACAAGCAATCTGACATATCTGTTGAAGTCGGATAATGGTCTCTTTGTTCCGACCTTCCAGACATATCGCATATATAGACAATTGACTAAACTGTTCAGTTCAACTGTCAGTGGAAAACCTGAAGGTATACCACAATACATACGATACACAGTATTGCCTGCCAAATGGTGAGGATGAAGCAATTCATGAGCTAACAATCTCCTGAGTTCTTGATTTTCATTTTGCGGGTAATGATGTTCATACCATCGCACGATGATTTCAAAAGCCCAATACATTGCCTGGGTTGACAACGTATCGCCAAATGCTTTGTAATCACCAGTTATGAAATTTTCACCTTCCACTTCAATCAATTTCCGGAGGATACGAGTCCAATCCAAAGAATCAGCATCAATACCCATAGCAGCTTCATTATCTATTTTGTTGGCATAATAAGCTGCTTGGAAATGACCGAAATACTTTTTAAAAGTCCAGGTGGTTTCAACAGGCGCAACAGAGAAAACTCTCGTCGAACCTGGCTTGAACAGTTTCTCCTTTGAAACTCTCGCATCTTTTAGGGTATCGAAGAAAAGAGTAAATGGAATTTTACCCTCCCTTCTTAGGCCCATGTTGTGATCAAGAAGCTCCTGGAATTCTGGTTTGAGGCCTTTCAGCACTCTTCCCAACGAAGGATCTTTTTCGTTGGCTTCATAGTCAAACAACCATGATTTGCCAGAAACTCCAGGAGGTCTCAATAACGACAGAGGCCATCCTTCAGATGTTTGAAGTTCCAGATGTTTATACTGATCAATGCCAGGAATGCCCGCAAAGATCACTTGATCTGAAAGCGTATCTCCACCTTGAACCACTGGTTTACACTCTAAGATTTTATAGAGCAAATCGTCAGCACATTCTTCAAGAATCTCTTCATTGAATGGAAATGGG